GGGGGGTTCATGAGGTGGAACAACTACGGGTGGAGGTGGGAGTTTTGCCAGTTCATCTCTGAGCTGTTGAATCGTCACACATCCTCTTTCTGGTCTATTCGCCATTTCCCGTCTAAATTGATCTAACGTCATCCCCGGGACAAGTTTGTTTAGCTCATCTTTTAACTGCTGGAGAGTTACGCCTCCTTGAGAAGTAGGCGGAGTCGTATCTCCTGAGTTTCTGGTGGTTTGCCAAACTTGTATTGTGTTACCTTCTGTACCTTCCGCAAGTTTGGGTCCTGATAAAACTAAGACCCATCTATTATCCTTACGGGTTGGTTCCTGATTACTATACTGCCAAAACACTTCAGTATTTCCATCTGGTCTACGTCTGGCATAGGTAACTCGATCAGCACCAGACTCCATTTTGAGCAGCATACACGCCTGCTCCCATTTCTTCCGCTCTATCGCATAACTAACAGTAAAAGCGGGTAAATCCATCTCTTCCATACAACTATTGATAAAATACTTGAAAGCTTCAAAGTAAGACTTGCCATGGAATACACAGTCAATCAAGGACATCTCTATCCTCATCTCAAGATCTGGTAACCAAGCTTTAGCCTTAACATATCTCACACGATCAATAATTGTCTTTTTATCCAGGGGAGCTCTATAACATCCGGTAGCACCATCTAACACAAAGGCACGTTTCAAGAAACGAACATCAGTCCAATTCGAGAAAGGTTTTGTCATATGCCTAGGGTTCTTAGCACCATCTGTCATTAAAATTCCAAACTTTTCTAGCTCCAGTGCAATAGTTCTTAAATTGTACCACTTAGCAACTTGCGCTTTTACAGTAACCATATTATCATCACCATAAACAATGGCTTTGACATTGGCGTCATACTTATCAAGCGAATAATACTCAGGGGCATTTTCTTTAGCCAATAGCAACCACGCAACACGCAGATATATAGAATTAACAATACTATTGCCAACTGCGGTCATGGGCATACCAGAAGCCATACCTTGATTGATCTTAACTTGCACATTAGTAACCTGGGAAACTCTATCATACACATATCTCATCAGTGTCTTCCTCGCCATCTGAACTTTGAAACTCCCGCCCATGGTTCCATTTGCAATATCTGCAAACGCGTCCAGAGTCGAAGGATGAATCGTAGAATCAAATGCGGTATAGTCAGCATCAAAAACTAAATCAGAATTCTCACGCAATCTATGTATTAACTCACTCCACTCAGTACCACTCATTGGGTTAATCCCTACTTGAGCATCTATCTCATGTCTATTATACATTAATAAAGCAATAAAAGGAAGAAAAGCCGCACGCTCTGCTAACAAAAGATCCAAAGGGGGGTTGGCGATACCGCGAGTAGCGGGTTTCTCGAAGATTTTGGCACCTTTCAACAACTCATCTTTCATAAATTCTTGAAATATTACATCAGAAACCATGTTACCTTCACTAGCAGCCCGCATTATTGCATTATAACGTTCAATTACTTGATTGTTTGTGCACTCTCGCTTGGGCATACCATTCGAATAGTTACTTGTTGTTGAAAAACAACTGGCTTTTCTGTGGAGTCCTTGAGTTGAATAAGGTAAACCAGGGGAAGTGTGAAAATTGATTGAATCAAAATATGGAGCATCAGGAACACCATTAATAGCCTGTTCAAATGTCAACATCTCATTAGGTTTGCACGGATGGTATAACCTAGCATATTGAACTGACAAATGGTCAACAACCAGAGCAAGCTCCTCCTCAGGGAGAGGGGAGATGATTTTGTTGTATTTACCCATAATATCAGGTCTAGGATCATACTCATAGGGGGCTCTATCATCTCCTGGTCGAAGAATAGCCGGAAACCGAAATGGCTTATTAGGGAAGAATTTACTGATAGGGCTGGGCTTGTACGATGTAAACATCGAACCAGTCGTTGCCTCATATTCAGAAGTCACTTTCACCACTTCAAGTCCATACGGAGTCATATCAATCATAGGTGCATAACCACTCTCAAGGGTAAGAACCGCTTTAAGAGCTTCATTACGTTCAGAGTAAATATCTTCAGGCATATATGGTACAAAGTTAATGGGAAAAATAGGATCGGTACATGTTAAAATACTTTCAATTTGTTCTCGGTAAATATATTGACCGAGTCCAGATCCTAAATCTCTACCAGCATTAAGAGATGCAGTGTGAATACCAAAGATCTTGCTTTGGTGATGGGGGAACATTAGAAGTGATCCACAAGTTCCTCCACCACTAGAAGCAGGATAGCTAAAACCATCTAAGTAAACAGTTGTCGAATTCGTTCCAGCATCACTACCATCTAGGTTTATGAATGTATTAAGGGTTTCGCCTCTCAACCTTCTTTTAACTCTAGAGCAACGCTGATGATAAAAGTCCATCTTGTTCGACATACTTAGTAAGATCCCAACACTCGGGTATGCAGTCTGCATCTCAATTTCAGTAGCTAGTAATCTCCAACAACTCTTAATTCCAGCAATCGGCCTCTCTAAC